GCGAGTGCTTGCGGACATACTTCATCTCATCGCGCAAGGCCTTGCCCTCGCTGTCGGGCTCGTAGTCCTTCAGGCCCTTCTTGGCCATCTCGTACTGCCGCTGGCGCTCCGTGTGGACCTCAGACCCGAGCGTCTCGTCGTAGTAACTCTCGAACTTGCAGTTCGTTGTGTTCAACTGCGGCATCGACGGAAGCCGAAGAATCGGCAGACCGCACTGCTCACACATCTGCGCGTCCCGCTTCTCCATCTCCACGTATCGCTCGACTAGAGAGCCACACTCGATGCAGTGGTAGTCATAAGTCGGCATTACATCTCGCCTCCCTGCTGGCTGATCGCCTGCGCCTCGTCCTGAGGCGGGCCGGTCTCTGGCTTGGGCGGAGCCTTGGGCTGCATCTCAGCCTGCAACTGCATCATCGCAGTCTGAGAGATGCCGCTGCTGATCCTCTTGTCCGTGATGCCGAACATCTCGAACACACCCTCCGCCGCCTGCGGATTGGCGAACAAGAACGGAGCCTGAGCCGCCATCGTGAGAACCTGGACGAAGTTCTGGCGGTCCTGATACCGGTCCATCGGCTCCATGTCCTGCACGTCCACATCCACGTCGCAGTCGCACTGGATCATCTCCGGGTCCACCTGAGCGATCCACGCAGTACCATCACCATCCAGGATGGTAATCGCCTGCTCGATGGTCATATTCTGCTGCACAGAGTCGTCGAGCTTCTTCAGCGCCTCGCGCCACGTCTCGCGGTAGATGTTCCGCTGGTAGTCCTCGCGCATCGACTCGCGGCTCGTAAGGGCGTTCACCTGCGTCGCCGTGTCAGCGGATGCCACACCCCGGCTCTCACCGGGCTGACCAGCATCCTCGTCGTACAGCCCGCTCAGGAACCCCACATAGTCGAACATCTGCGGGGCCACGCTCGGGTACATCAGAGGGGCGACCACATCGCTAACAGACATGCCGGCAGGCAAGTCGTCCAGAGAGATGATCTCTCGCGTCGGGCGCCGCAGCTTCTCCAGGTTGTTCGAGTCGAAAGCGTCGCTGTTGACAATGATCTTGGCCGCAGCCTTCCGCATCTCCTCGATGGCGCTCTGGACCGCCACGTCGATCATCCGCTCCTTCTTGCGAAGCGTGGTCGCCGGAGCATGGCCATACCACTCGCCAACCCGCTCGAAGGGGCGGTAGAACGCCCAAGGACCAGTCTGCTTGCTCACCCCGTCGGGGATCGGGTCGTCGCGCAGCAGCTTGCCGTGACCGTCGGCCAGGACCACCAGGCGCCCCTTGTCGAAGTCCCACACCTCGAACAACCGGACCATCTTGCGGTCGTCCTTGCTCGCGGCAAAGGCGTCCACCCCGCCGCCGGCCAGAAACCGCCCCGCCTGGTCCCCCTGTTCGTGCGTGTAGTGCCGGCCCACGCCCGTGGACTTCAGGTTCTTCGTGTTCCTGAAGAACCCGTTCTTCTTCACCTTGTCCAAGGGCTGGATGTCCTCGAACGCCACCCAGGCGTGATTCGAGAAGTCGTTCTCCCCGTCCGGGTCGAAGATCATGCGCTTGGTGTCGCACCAGTCGATGAACCACCGCTCGGAGATCGGCAGGTCGCCCTTGGGGACCAGCATGCCGTTCTCGTCGATCATCGGCGCCCCGCCTGGGCCAACCTCGTAGTTCTCCCGCAACTCCTCGGGACTCACGAACACCGCATCCTCGGCGGGGATCGGGTCCGCCTTCTCCTCCATTTCCTCGTAGTCCGGCTCGTACCCGACCTTCATCACACCGATGCCAGACAAGAGGGCCTGCTGCACGCACAGCCGGCCGCTGGCCGCAGCGCGGAAGTCATGCCGGCCGAGCAGGTAGTTCACCAGCGCCTCGCGCACCTTGTACCGGGCAATCTGCTTGGTGCGCGGCATCTGCTGCACCATGCCCGTCATGGGGTCCTGGATCTCGTCCATCACCGGGCCGCTCACAGGGTCGATCACGGGCACCTCGACGGGCTCCCAGCCAGCCTCGTTGCGAGGGGTGAGCTTGACCCTCGGGCTGCGGTACGCCAGCGCCGCCGTCCGACTCTCCAGGAAAGAGGTTAGCTTGTTGGACCGGGGGTTGTCCTGGCCAGGGGCGTCCTCATGCTCCGCATACGCCACCCGCTCGTTGTCCCGCCAGTCCTCCATGTGTTCGTTCCTGAGAGACAGGCCACGCGCCACCATTCGCAAATAGCGAACAGCCTTCTCGTCCCCAGACTGCGGCACCCGGACATCGCTGCCGAACATCTCCATTAGACAGTCCTCTTTGTCATCGGCATGGACCGATTGCACCGACCGCAAATGCGCTTCTCAGGCCGCGTGTAATCCTGCACCACTACGCGGTGGCCACATTCCCGGCACTCGTACTCGAACTCGTACAGCTGCGACTTCGGACCCATCTTGTGGCGGTCCTTGCCGACCCAGGCGTTCTTGGGCGGGGTCCGCTCAGATGTAGAGGTGCTGGTTTTTTTGGCGGTCTTCTTCAAGCCTCATCTCCCTGTCCACGTCAGCCCAGGTCATCCCCCCACCCATTACCTCGCGGAAGCGAGGCGGCTTGGGCTGCAAGTCCATCGGGTACGCCCCCGCGTCGAACGTGTGGTTGTTCTTGTCCTCGATCTCCTCGGGAAGGTTCCGGCGCTTGGCCACCGCGCCGCTGTACTCTTTCCACTTCAACCGCTGCCACTCGCGCTTCGTGTTCCAGCAGTTCTCGCAGATGAACGCCTCGGGGTTCTCGATGTCGCGCCACCAGTACCGCAGAAGCTGAACCAAGGTCAGGTCCGCGCCCTTGCGCCCAGGCTGCATCATCACGCCCTGCTGCCGGAACAACTCCAGCATCGACCGCTTCCCGCCCTCCGTCTGCTGGTCCTTCGCCAGCATCTGCGGGTCGCACACGATCTTCTCCACCATGCCGCTGGCCACGTAGGGACAGCTCTTGATCTTCTCGCAATGCTCCACGTAGTTCAGACACGGCTCGTACATCTCGTAGAGCAGGTACCGCTTGCCGTCGGGAGCGATGCCCCAGATCAAGAAGGCCGAAGGGTTCAACGGGCCGTAGTCGTACCCTGCAATCAGCCGCAGCCCCATGCGCTTGATATCCCGGAACGACAGGGGGGGGTGCCACACCTTGCACTTCGGGTCCATGAGCTGCGGGAAGACCAGCATCCCTCCGCTGGCCTCGTAGTCGATCTCCATCTCCCGGCGCCAGTCCGGGCTCGCGGTCCCGCCGATGTACTTCTTGCTTGCGACCTCCAGCCACTTGCGGCCGATCTCGCTGTCAGAACGCTTGTCTGGATCGACCGAGTAGTGGACCTCCAGGACCGGCATGCCGCTCTTGGTCAAGAACGACCGCATCCCGCGAGGTAGCTGCCCGCCGGGCAGAAGATCCACGATCCGCTGGATCTCAGGGATGCCCGTGTACTGGATCGCCTCGCCCTGCCCGCCGTCGCTCGGGTCAAGGCCCTCAAGGATCGACTCGTTAAACTGCCCGCCGGCATAGACCGACGAGAGGGCGAACATCTTGGACCGGCTCCTGACGCCCCCGGACTGCACCGCCATGCCCGCCGCGCTCCACGCCTCCCGGAAGTCGTCCCAAAGGCCCGCCTCGTCAGCGATGTAAAGCGAGGGCACCTTGCCTCGGATCTGGTTCGCCCCCTGCGGCACCGCCAGCACACGCCCGCCGTGCCAGGGCACCCGGACGCCGCCGTCCCCGACCTCGTTCGGCGTGTAGATCAACTCCCCGACCATGTTGCCGCTGCCAGAGACGATGTTCTGGTCCTGGAGCCACCAGGGAAGATGATGCTCAATGAAGGACAGCCGCCCGCCCACCGGGTCCTTGCTGCCAAGAGACACCATCTTGTTGGCGTCCTCCTCCTTCAACGACTGGAACATCACCAACCGGTGAGGGGCCGTCCGCACGAACCAGGAAGCGAAGATCACCGCCAGCCACGACATCCGCACCTGCCGCGACTTGGGCAAGTACATGTTGTTCAAGGACAGCCAGTGGAGGAACACAACCTGAGCGTACTCGTACTTGACGAAATCCAGAGGCTTGACCGGGTTGTCATGGTCATGCTCGTCCTTCGTCCGCACGTAGCGCAGAAACTCCCACAGACCGGAGTCGGTGTAGCCCTTCTCCGGCGTGCCATAGAACGCGAT